CTATTTTTTTAAGGGTACTAGGGGGCTTTTTTACCCCCATAATTCTATAAAAAATAACAAAAGAACTTATATATAATCAAATAATCATTTTATTAACATATATTTATCAATCAAGAAAGAAATAATCGAATAAAAGATTATTTTTTTTAATAGTCTAGTGAAAATCCAGTAAACAATATAGTAAAGTAATCATGGTAAAGACTAAATAAGTACGTATTTAATAACGCCACAAGATGGCTATAAATACTAATCAAATCGGTAAGTTACCGATAGAGCAGTAAAGGTAATAAAAAAGTCAATAATTTGCTTATATATAAAGGAAAAATGAAGATTTATGAAAGGGTCATGAATGAACCAGTTACCCTATGAAAAGGGGGGTCATTTATGATACAAAATGAAGGGATAATAGAGGAATTAAAATGAAAATAGAAGATTATAACAAATACTATATACAAGGCTCTGATCATTATTTAATACCTAAAGATGTATTTAAAGAGTTATTTAATGAAATGATTAATTGGAAACAACAATGTAAAAAGCAAAAAGAAGTTATTAATAAATTAAGCAAAATAATTTATGAAATAGATGATTTAAGAAAAACGACTGGTGGTTATCCTAGTCATTATTTAGATGAATTATTAGATATATTAAAAGAGGTGTCAGAATGAATAAAAAAGTTAAAGAGTTTTTAGATAAGAGTGCTAATTATGAAGTTATAGAATACATAGAAAATTTACAACAAGAAGACAAACAACTAAAAGAACAATTATTAGTAGCTCAAACAAATGAAGAAACATTTAGACTAGAAATGAAAGATATAACACAAACACTAGGGCTAGATGAAGATACATTATTTGATGATGTTAAAGTATACGCAAGAAATTTAAAAGATAATTGGAATAAGTTAAGAGAATATATAAAAGAAACTAAACTAAAAGAATTTGAAAAAGAATATGGTAAAAGATATGGTAAAACGTTTACTCAAGCAGAAGTAGTAGTGTGTAATATGATTATGAATAAAATGCAAGAACTAGAGCAAGGAAGTGATAGTAATGATAGATTTAAGACAAGGTGATTGTTTAGAATTAATGAAAGATATACCTAATAATAGTATAGATTTAATAATTACAAGCCCTCCATATAATATAGGTAAAATGCACTCTAATAAATTGCAATTTGGCACTTATAACGGAAATGATATGAAAGAAGAAAAATATCAAGAATGGCAAATAAAAGTTCTAAATGAGTGTTTTAGAATTTTAAAAGATGATGGAAGTGTGTTTTATAACCATAAAGTAAGAATTAAAAATGGTAAGGCGATACATCCACTAGAGTGGATAAAAAAATCAAATTTTATATTAAAACAAGAAATAACTTGGGATATGGGAAAAAGTGCAAATTGCGATAAAATAAGATTTTTCCCTTTTAGTGAAAGAATATATTGGTTAGTCAAAAATGAAAAAACAAAAATATATAATGAACTAAATTTGAGCGATGTATGGAGGGTTGTTCCTAAACATAAAAGAAAAGATACAGGACATATAGCAGTAATGCCTACAGAAATAGTAATGAATATTCTTAAAAGTATACCAAACGTTAAAAGTAAAATTATCTTAGACCCATTTCTTGGTAGTGGGACTACTGGTATAGGTTGTGAACTGTGTGGATGTGATTTTATAGGGATTGAATTAGATGAAAATTATTTTAATATTGCAAAAGAAAGAATAACCAATACAGTTAGAAAGGACTGATAAAAATGAAATTATGGATTAGAAGCCAAGATAAAGAAGTGTTAACAAGAGTTGTAGATATTTGGAAAGATGCCGACAAAAATGAAATATGGTCAAAAAGTTCATTTGCTACAAAAAATTGTTTAGGTATTTATAAAACAAAAGAAAGAGCCATTGAAATATTAGATGAAATACAGCAATATATTTTACTACCAAACATAGACAATAGTACTTATGTATATCAAATGCCAAAGGATTGATGAGTGAATGGAAAACACATTTAGAGTAATAAATTATGATGGAGACATTGAAATATCTATATATAAAAAGGCAAATGCAGTATTTAAAACTAATGAATATAGTGAAACAGAAGATGTTTGTGTTTATAAAGAAACAATTAATATTTTCAATTTGTTAAAAGAAAATCAAGAATTAAAGAAACAACTAGAACCTGATTATTATGTAAAAGGTTTAGAGGGAACTCTTAAAGAATATCAACAAGAAATGAAAAAAGTCGCAAAGCAACAAAAAGGGTTTATAAAGTATATGAATAGTTGTATAAAAGAACTTGAAAAAGAACGCCCAAATAAACTTCAAAATACTATAAATTTAGGAATTATAGATATTACAAAGACAATTTTACAAAAATACAAAAGTATAATAGGAGAGAGTGATGTATAGATTTATTTTTACTTTTATAGAAACTAATAAATATGGATGTTATCAGAATTCGAGTGAGAGAAAAGTTGAAATAATTGCTAAGGATAAGTATGAAGCATTGCAAAAACTAGAAAAAATCGGAGTACATAACTATAAAAATTTGCAATGGGATGCAATAGAAATAATAGGAGATGATAAATAATGAAAAAGAAATTAATAATATTTATAATTTTAGGAATAATGACAGTAACATTAACAGGGTGTGAGGCACTTTTCGGTGATAGTGCAGATACAGTTAGTCATAATTTAAGCAGAGAAGCAGACGAATTTAAAGTAAAAAGAAGAATAACATTTATTAATTTAAGGACCGGAGATTATTTATTTCAGGCAACAGGAAATTGCTCTGTGAAAGGTGGTCTAGAAAATACGAATGATGAATTAGAACTAATTTGTAGAATTGGCGAAGATAAATATCAAAAACATTTTTTATACATAGCAGAAGAAACAACATATGTTGTAGAACAATTGGAGTATAGCGATGTATCAAGATATGACTATGAGTTTATATTTAGACCAGAAGCCATTGTACCAATTCAAATTAAAACTCAAGTTGGCGAAAATTAATGGCAAAATCTTATTTAGTAGATGAAAATGGTGTTGTTTTAAGAGAAGTAGAAGATCATAACAAGTTAATATCATTAGAAGACGGTGACAGAATACTCCGTAAAGGTACATTAGAATATCTAAATGATACTACTGATATAAAATATCATTTTATCAAAATCAATCCTAAAATATTTGATAAATATTGTAAAAAATATTCAATACTTCCTTATCTAACTTGCCATATTGGTTATATGGACAATATATGTTGCTATGACAATGGCAAAATCATTCGATTAAAAGATTTATCAAAGGTATGTGAAGTGAGCGAAACTACTATAAAAAGACAATTAAAAGGTCTAATAGCAGATGATATTATTCATAAAGTGCCATATAAGAAAAATCAAAAATGTTTAATGATAAATCCATATCTTGCTATGAGAGGGAAAAGAATATATTTATCAACTTATAATGAATTTAAACTATCAGCTTTGAGAAGTGAGGTGGAAGAATGATGTATAAAACTGACATATTTAAAGAATTAGCCAATAGAAAGAAAATATTAGAAGAAAGAGGCTATAAGGTTATTTATATTGGGCTATACGGAAGTCAAAACTATAATTTAAGTGATGAACAGAGTGATATAGATGTTAAGGCAATTATATTACCTACATTACAAGATATTATATTTAGAAAAGTGACAAGTACGACTATTGAATGTGAAAATGGTAACATAGATGTTAAAGATTTAATAACTTTCTATGATGTTATAAAAAAAGGTAATTTTAGTTATGTGGAATCAATAGATACTGAATATTCTATTGGAGATAAGTACATAAAAGAATTATTTAAACAATTTAGACCAAATTCAAAAAGCATTCTAGGTGCTATGTACGAAAAAAGAAAAGCCTTAACCCATGAATACCCTAGTAAACATAGTGAATTTGAAAAATGGGGGTTTGATCCAAAGCAGTATCATCATATTTTAAGACTGTATGATCTATTAGAATATATAAATACTGTTAAAGAGACAAGAAGTTATTTAGTATATCAAGAAGATGCCAGAAATTTTATGATAGCCGAAAAAAGAAATAAGAATAATTATACAAAAGAACAGGTTGAAAAGTGTAGCGATTTAGTAATAAATCAGGCAAAGAAACTTATTTCGAATGATTATAAATATGTTCTTGTTAATATTGATGATGATATTAATAAATATATAGAAAAGAATATCAAATTAGAATTATTAAAAACTAGTCCAATTATGTCAGCTAGGGAATATAGAACATTTGATGGCAATATTCCCAAGAAAGATTTAGAAAAATTTCCAATATTACAACAATACGATGGTAAAGATATTTCTTATATCGTTTATGAAAGCGTGGAAATTCTATGAATGGCAAAGATAGTATAAAAGACAATATGTATGCCTTATATGACGTATACAATCAATATAAATTATTATATAACTTTTATCAAAAATATAAATCAATCAAAAATGAAGAAGATATTCGAGAGAGAATAGAATATTTAAGAAAAAATCCAAAATGTTCAATGAGAACAGAATTGGAGACATTATTATGGTTGTTAAATGAGGTGGAATAGATGGAATTATGGATTAGAAGTCAAGATAGAACATTTTTAAGGAAAGTAAATACAATAGGAATTGTTGAAGGTAGAGATTTTTGGAGTATTGATGAAAATCTTACAGTTTCTTTTGGCAAATATAAAACAAAAGAAAGAGCCATTGAAATATTAGATGAAATACATAAATGTATCATAGATAAAGAAGTTTTACATGTTTGCAATAATTTATTAACATTAATTAGCAAAAGTTCCCTAAAGAACGCCGGAGAAATAATAGACAGAACAAAAAAAATTGCAGTATATGAAATGCCAAAAGAATAAAGAAAGGACTGATATTATGCTTAAAATAAAAGCCGATTTAGTTGTTAAGGTGGAGGAATAATGAATAGGGAAATAAAATTTAGAATATGGGATAATGCAAATAAAAAATATTTATCATTACGAGATTATCAAGGGTTAGGGGCAATAGAAGTGGAAAATGACGGAACATTAACTCTAAGCCCTAGATATAGATTTTTGACAAGTATGATGATAATGCCAGAAAGATTTATTCCACAACAATACACAGGGCTAAAAGATAAAAATGGTGTAGAAGTTTATGAAGGAGATAAAGTTATGTTTGATTATGAATGGACTAAACCTGATGAAATTGGTGTTATAACTTGGAATAAAGATACGGCTAGGTTTCAAATAAAAGGTCATATTCCTAGCTCTTCTATGAAACATTTAGATAGAATGAAAGTAATAGGAAATGTTTATGAAAATGAGGTTGATTAAATGAAAGACTTAAAAATATTTACCGATGATGTTGAACAAGAAGCAATAAATCAAATAAATGAATTATTAGATCAAGAAGCATTTAAAGATAGTAAAATCCGTATAATGCCAGATGTTCATGCTGGTAAAGGGTGTGTAATTGGTTTTACTGGTAATTTAGGCAATAAAGTGATTCCAAATATCGTCGGTGTTGACATTGGCTGTGGTATGTTATGTGTTGAATTAGGCACTATTGATTTAGATTTAGAAAGATTAGATAAGATTATTAGAGAATATGTTCCTAGTGGATTTGAAGTTCATGATGAGAGAAAATATAAATTTTTAGAATTACAAGATTTAAAGTGTTATAGAGAACTGAAAGATACAAAACGATTAGAAAGAAGCATTGGAACACTTGGTGGTGGTAATCATTTTATTGAAATTGATATTGATGAAAATAATAATAAATATTTAGTAATTCATACAGGTTCAAGAAACTTAGGAAAACAAGTGGCAGAGTATTATCAAGAATTAGCTAATCAATTATGTAACTATAATATTGATGAATATAAAGAAAAGCAACAGGAATTAATCAAAAAATATAAAGAACAAGGAAGAAAACAAGAAATACAATCTGCTTTAATGAAATTAAAAGAAGAATATAAAATAGATCATAAGAAAATGCCAAAGGATCTAGCATATTTGGAAGGACAATATAGAGAAGATTATTTACACGATATGAAAATATGTCAAGAATTTGCAATTTTAAATAGAAAGACAATTGCCAATATAATTTTAAAAAACATAATGCACTATCAAGATGGTGAAGAACCATTGAATTGCTGGGATTTAAAAGATGATTATTTTGAAACAATACATAATTATATATCATTTGAAGATAACATAGTTCGTAAAGGCGCTATATCTGCTAAAAAAGGAGAAAAAGTGCTTATACCAATGAATATGAGGGACGGTTGTATTATCGGCGTAGGGAAAGGCAATGATGATTGGAATCAGTCAGCACCACACGGAGCAGGTAGAATAATGTCTAGAATGAAAGCAAAAGAAACTTTTAATTTAGATGAATATAAAGAAAGTATGAAAGATATTTATACGACATCAGTAAATGAAGATACCATTGATGAAGCTCCATTTGTATATAAACCAATGAAAGAAATAATTGATAATATAAGCGATACAGTAGATATTATTAAAATAATTAAACCAATATATAATTTTAAGGCGAGTGATTAGATGAAAGATTTTATAAATAATGAATTAAAAACTGGTGATTATGTGGCATTTGCTAGAAACCCATATGCTGACTTAATGATTGGAAAAGTAGTTGGTTTTACACCAAAAGGTATAAAAATAATAAGAAAATATAAAGATGGTAGTTGGGGCGGTAGTCAATTTTATGATAAGGACTACGAAATAATATATCCATATCAATGTGCAAAGATAAATTATGATGTTAACAGTTAAACAAAAAATGCTATTGGAAGCAATTGAGTGGTTTATTAATGAATATGGCTATAGTCCTACAAATCGTGAACTTGCTAATATATTAAAATGCGATGTTAATACAGTATTTAAAAAGTTGCTTATTTTAGAAGATAAAGGATATATAAAAACTCAAAATGGACGAGCTAGGACAATTCAGATAATAAAGAAGGTGGAAGAATGAAACTTAGAACACTTAAAAGGAGCATCAAGTATTGGTTTCAGAGAAGGATACGAGGTTGGTCTGATGACGAAACTTGGAATCTTGATTATGAATTTATAAAATGGGTAAATAGCAGATTTAAAAAATATAAAGAAAAAACAAGTAAAATAGTTGATTTAGAATTCCATAGATTTGAATATGAGGGTAAAGAATATACACAACTAGAATTGATAGATAAAGTAATAAAATTATCTAATGAGTATATTGATACAAACTTACTATCAAAAGATAAATTGAATTCAATCAAGGACGAAATATTTGACATTTTTAAATTAATATTTTGGACAATGTGGTGGTAAATATGAAAATAATAACTAACAAAATAAAATGCAATTATTGTGGTGACATTATAGAAAGCAAGACAGTACATGATTACAAAAAATGTAAATGTGGGAAAGTATCAGTAGATGGTGGGCATTACTATTTAAGTAGAAACTTTCCAGGTGAAGTACCATTTAATCCAGATAAGCACTTTACTGATTTGAGTCATTATATTACAGATGAAGGTGAAGAAATAAATAATGATAAATGTATCTGATTATATACAAATGATTCTTCATAAGAAAAAATGGACTAATGCTAAATTATGCCAAGAATTAAACAAAATAGAAGAACAACTAGGCGAAAGTAGGACAACCCCTCAAAACATATCAAATTATTTTCATGGTCAATGGTCTTTTAGACCTAAAGTTCTTGTTAAATATGAAAAAGCATTAGGATTACAACAAGGTGTATTAGTGAATATGGTATCTCAGCCATCTTCTAAGGAAGGGAAGAAGGAATTAAAAGAAATAATAAAAAAAGTAGGTGAAATTAAATGATAAAAAAAGAAATTTATCCCAAGACAAAAAGAGTTAGCTGTAAAGGTGATAAAGTTTATCTTACTGAAAAGATAGACGGTAGTAATTTAGTATTTTTTAAGAAAGATGACAAATTATACTTTGCACAAAGGAATAATATTATTTGCATTGATGAAATTGAAGAACAAAAAGGAATGTTATATAAAGGATTGTATCAATGGCTATTAGACAATAAAGATATATTAGAAGCTGAGTTGCATAATAATAGTGCAATTTGTGGTGAATGGATAGGAATGGGTTGCCTAAAATATAATGTTGATGAATTTGATAAAAGATGGTATATGTTTGCAAAAGCAAATATAGATGATGATTATAACTTATATAATTTAATCTATGATCATGAATTATTTATATATCCGTTTGTAAGCCAAGAAATACCTAATTTCATTGGAATAGTACCAGAAGTTACTGAATTGATTAATTTGCCAAATAAAGAGCAATTAGATAGTATTTATGAGAAATATACAAACAAAGTAAATAGAAATGTTGAAGGTTTTGTAATTAATTATAAAAATATAATAAGCAAATATGTAAGAATGAAAAATGGTCAATTAAAAGAACATTTTGATAGAGGTGAATAGATGAAATATTTATTAATTGGATTAGGAACGATATTAATGATTGCCTTTGTATTAAGTTTATCAGCCCTTATATTTTGGGGACTAGGTAATCTAATAATATGGGCATTTGGTATTAAATTTGTATGGACATTTTGGCATGGATTAGTATGTGCATTAGTGTTCGGTTTATTGAAAGAAATATTTGGTGGTAAATAATATGAAGAAAGAAGAATTTAATTATATGTTAGAGGCTTGCAAAGATACATTAGATAATTGCAAAGAAGGTTTAATGGAACTGTTTGATAAAGGTAATTGTCATTTAGATATTACTTTTCAATTTAGACTGGGCGAGGTAGTTATTATGAATGTTAGCTCTGACTATAATGTAAGAAAAAATGATGTTAATGAAACAACAGTTATAAACTTAGGAAAGCAGGAATTAAAATGAAAAGAAAAATAAAAGATGAAGATAAAGAATATTTGGTAATAAAAAATATTGCATCACCAATTTATGTTGGATTCCCGACACCAAATGTTAAAGTATTTTATCTTACCGAAGAAGAATTAAGAAAAAAATTAGAAGAAACCGGAAACAAAAATATAGTTGGTATCTTTAAAAATAAACCAATAGATGTTGAAACAATAATAAAAATAAATGGTTAAAGAAAGAAGAAAAGAAAATGAAAACATATCAATTTACAAGAGAAGCAAAATACATCGAATATGGCGTTGTTACTGCAAATTCAAAAGAAGAAGCAATAGAACTTATAAAAAATAATGATTATGATGATATTTATGACACTTCATTAGAAGAAGAATATAATGAAACAATTAAAATAGAAGAGGAAGAAGGAATAGAAAATGAATAATATGTTAATTATAAGTCAAGATGAAAAATTTACAGGAATGGTAAAATTTTTAGGAATTGGTCAAAGAAATCCTAAAACAGTTATAGGTGATGAATTAAAATCACTATTAGAAGAAAAGAAAATGACAAGTGATGAACTTATCACTTTAGTAGGTAACAGTTATAGAGAAAATATTAAAAGAATATTAGAGAATCAAGAACAACCTAAACCAAAATTAGTAGAATTAATTACAACTAAATTAGGTGTTGATAAGGACTATTTTGAAGATAAAGAACTAGAAAATGTAATTGTTACTGATAACAATATTGTAGTAGCTAAATATCCTACTAACAAAAGAACATTAGAAGTGAAACAAGAATTAGATAAGTATATTATTGAATGCGTAAGAAAAAGCACTAATATAGTTATAGAAATGCCAAAGAAATAGAGGTGCAAAATGATAATATTATTAACAGTATTATGTGTACTTGCCGTGATTGTAGCAAGCATTAGCAATGTCTATGAACATGAGGTGATAAATTTTTTATCTTTATTAGGTGCTGTTGCAATTGGGGTTGCAGAAGTTATAATTATAGCTGTCATAATTACCTTTATGGCTAATGGAATTACAGCAAGTGAAAAAATTAAAATGTATCAAACGGAAAACAAGAAAATAGAAAACCAAATTGGTGAATTAGTAAAAGGCTATATGGATTATGAAAGCGAAACTTATAAAAGTTTCAAAAATGAAAGTTCGATTACAATGGTGAACTTATATCCAGATTTAAAAAGCAATGAATTAGTTCAAAAACAAATGAACATTTATTTAACTAACAATGATAAAATAAAAGAATTGAATGAAAAAGAAATTGATACTAAAATAGGCAAATGGTTGTTATATTTTGGTAATTAAAATATAGAGTAGGAGAAGAAAAAATGAGTAATGATAAATTCTTAGAAATATGTAAAAAAACAATTGTTGATTATTTTAATAATAGAGTTGAAATAACTGATAACATGAAAATAACTGAAAATAATGTATTTATTGTTTGGAGTTGCAAAACGCTTCAAAATAATAAAGCATTAGTAAGCACTAATATAAGTGATGGTATGTATTATGAATTAACTTATAATGGTGATAAAAAAGAATTATATTTAGATGCATATAAAAAATGGGAAAACAAATGCATTAAAATTGATGATTAAATTTTTGAAAATTATAAAAGAAACAATAATAGAAGATTCGTTAAATGTTCTTATTTTCCTTTTTAGATTTTTTGAATTGTATATATGTATTAAATTACTTTTATATTTATTATAAAATAGTGTAGCACTCTCTAGGGAAAATATAAAGAGAGAGTGATTAAATGATAAAAGTTGGAGATAAAATCCAAATAAAAAAACAAGAAACAACACTTGAAAGCACTTTTACAGATATATTAAATGTTCTTAAATCATCAAAAATGAAAGAGCATGATAAATTAGACTGGTGTAATAGTGCTTTGAGTATTCTTGAAGAAATGTATAAACAAGATGAATTAGGTAGTGTTAAAGTAGCAAAGACTAAACTAATTCCAATATTACATAAATTAATTGAAGGGAGCAAAATTGAAAATATGGCTCTCTTTTTTGATTATTATAAAAGAGCCTATTGTTTTTGTGCAAGAAGAGATTTTGAATGCTTTGTTGATTATATTGAATGGAATATGCCACGAAAGGTATTAGCAAATCGTAGAAACGTACTAAAACCATATGTGGATGCTTTAAATAGAATAGCATTTGATGATAGATTACAATATCTAGTAGTATCTTATCCACCATCAATGGGTAAATCTTATTTGGCAACATTATTTACTGCTTGGGGTTATGGTATAAGTATTAATAATTCTGTAATAAGAATGTCTTATTCTGATGAATTAGTTTTAGGTTTTAGTAGAACTGTTAAGGGAATAATATCTAGCCCTGAATTTGCTGAAATATTTCCTTTGTTCAAATTGTATAATGGAAAACCATTTGAGGTAGAAAGAGAATCAGACTGGAAGATAAAAAATGCTAATGTTCCTAAATCAAATCATATAGCAAGAACTCGTAACGGTTCAACTACTGGAGAAAGAGCTTCATTTGCAATTATATTTGATGATATGACAAAGGGAGCAGAAGAAGCAAATAGTGAAAGCGTTCATAGAGGAATATATGATAAGTGGAATACTGAATGGTGGAATAGACGTGATGGTGTAAGATGTAAATTTATATTTGTTGGTACTCAGTGGACACCGGAAGACATTTTAAATAGAATAATTGAAGATAGAAATAAAATATCAATGTTACAACCGACTGACAATCCTTATGTTATGGAAAGTGAAGATAAATCAACGATAGTTATTCGTGTACCAATGCTTGATGAAAATCATAAAACAACTTGTAGTGAAGTGTATCCACAACAAATAGCAGAACAAATTGAACAAAATACAGATCCATTTTTATTTAGTTGCGTATATCAACAAAATCCTATTGCACCTACAGGAAGAGAATTTGCATGGGAATGTATTAGAACATATACAAATGAAGAATTATTAAATGTTCATTTAACACCAAATTCAATGGCAACATTAGATACAGCTCGTAAAGGGAAAGACAATGTATCTATGCCAATATTTAAGAATGACAATAATGGTAATCATTATTTAATTGATGCCATTTATAAGCAAAAACCAATGGACGATTTATATGGTGAAATAATTGAAAAAATAATTGAGCATAGAATTACAACATTAGTAATTGAAAATAACATTGATACTTCATTAAAAAGACTATTAGAAGATAGATTACATGCTAGAGGTATATATTGGTGTATTATTATTGAAAAATATAATACTGTTAAAAAAGAAGAAAGAATAAAGAATAATCGTGGTATTGTTCAAAAACAAATTGTATTTCCTGACAAATCGATTGTTAGGCCAAATACTGATATTGGCAGAATGATGGATAATATAACTAAATATTCTTTTGATAAACCAAATGTGCATGATGATGGTATTGATTCGGTATGTATGTATGCAAGTGAAATTATTTTTGGCAAAGGAACTTTATTTAAACCGGTTGCTATAAGACGACCTTTTTGACAAATAAATCCAATTTATGTTGGACTTTTATACTTCATAACTAACAATTTTTTTATCAATAATGTATAAATGTAGCGAACGGTCTAGTTTTTCCCTTCATTGACCGTTTAGTGCTACACGGGAGCATAACCGTAAGAATTTAATTTTTATTGTTGTGTTCCCTTATTTTATATTTTGGGAATACCAAAGTATGAAAGATGGTGAATTAATGGAAAACGAAGAAGTAAAAACAACTGAAACACCAGTTGATGACAATACAAATGCACAAATACCTACTGATAAACCAGTAATGCCAGTTCAAGATGAGGTTAGATTATTTGGTAGACATATAATTTATGCAGATTATGAACCAGAAGAAATGAATGAACAAACAATATCTCAAATATTAAATGATGTATTTAGCGTTCATTTACAAAATTCAAGGGAAATTAATTATTTAGAGAACTATTATAAAGGATTTCAACCAATTTTAGATAAAGTTAAAGAAGTAAGACCAACTATAAATAACAAAGTTGTAGAAAATAACGCTTATTTTATGGTTGAATTTAAAAAATCATTTGTTTTTGGTAAACCAATACAGTATGTACAACGTGGTGATATTGCTAATGAAGAAGTAGGAGCTTTAAATAGTTACATGTTGGCAGAGGATAAATATCCAAAAGATACTGAATTAGCAGAAGACCTATATATATCAGGAATAGGACATAGATTAGTTCTTCCGGATATAAATGAAGATAGTCCTTTTATGATAGAAAATCTTGATAGCAAAACAACGTTTTGTGTTTATTCTAGTAGATTACCTCATAAGAAACTATTTGGTTGTACTTATACGAGAGGTGTTAAGGATTACACAATAAAAGGTAGCGTGTATACAAAAAATGCTTATTATGAAATGACTAGTCCGAGTGTTGCATCAGCATTTGAGGTTAAACTTATAAAACCTACTATATTAAATGAAATTCCTATATTTGAATATTACTTAAATAAATCAAGAATAGGAATTATCGAAATAGTTATGGATATATTAAATAACTTAAATAGAATTACATCTGATGAAATGGACGGATTAGAACAATTTATACAAAGTTTACTTGTATTTGTTAACCAAGATATTGATAAAGAAGATTATGAGGGATTACTTGATTTAGGAGCAATTAAAATCGCAACATCAGATCCAAGTAGACCAGCAGATTTAAAATTAATATCAAATGAAATAAAACATGACAATACAAAAGTATTACATGATAGATTATTCAATACAGCTTTAAATATTGTAGGTATTCCTAAAAATAGTGATAAAGCAAGTGGTGGAGATACTGGACAAGCTAGATATTTAGGTGAAGGTTGGACAATGGCTGACGCAAGAGCAGATGGCGATGAAATGGAATTTAAAAGATGCTCTAAACCAGAACTTAAATTAATTTTAAGAATATGTAGACTTGCTCCAAATAGTCAAATTAAAACATTAACATTAAAAGATATAGACCAAAAATTTACAAGAAATAAATCAGATAATTTCTTAGTTAAATCACAAGGTATGATGAATCAAATTCAAAGCGGTATATCACCAGATGTTGCTATGACAACAAGTGGATTATATAGTGATCCAAATGAAACATTTAATAAATCAATGGAATTCTATGGTGGTATAGAAAATTGGATTAAATTATTTGTTGGACAAGCGAATAAGCAAATAAAACAAAATAATGAGAATAGCGATGGAAGTCTTAATAAGACGACATCTGCCTCAAAGGATGAGTCTGGAGAGGTTAATAAATAGGCATTATAAGAAACTTTGAGGGAAGTACAACTTCTATAAAGCCTTATAAGTAAGCCCAAGCCAAAGAAACTTTAGAAGCCTTTGGAATTTTGCCGAAATAGCTCAATTGGTAGAGCAACTGTTTTGTAAGCAGTAGGTTGTGAGTTCAAGTCTTACTTTCGGCACCATGTTAGTTGTTAGTTAGATAGATAGTAGGTAGATAAAATGATAGTTAAAAATCAACAATTTAAAGACAAAGTAGTTGGAGTATGGGAAGAACAAATATATTCCAATGTTGAGAGAGTTTATAGAATAAAAGATAAAGCAGATGATGAATTTATTCAATTAAAAATAAAAGGTCAAGAGTTGTTAGAACTCATTCCTGTAACTTATACAGATGAAAATGGAAATCATCCTTCAATAACTGGTGCTATGTGGTTAATGAACGATGAAGGAAAAACAATAGAGAGATTAGTTTAAATTTAATTGACTAACAACTTTATATTTCGATGATGTAACGGTAGCATAACAGTCTCCAAAACTGTTTGTCTAGGTTCAAATCCTAGTCGATTTGCCATCCGGTATTGATGTAATTGGTAGCATAAGTGCCTTCCAAGCATTTTGTATCAGTTCAAATCTGATATACCGGTCCATATCTGGTATTGGCCTAATTTGGTAAGGCGCTACATTTGGGATGTAGGGAGTAGAGGTTCAAATCCTTTATACCAGACCATTTAGTATACGAACTGATTTATCAGTTTATATAAATTTGCTTATTGTAGAGAGCATAAATCTACAACACTCCATTGATGAGACGAGACATCCATAAAAACGTAAGAGTGGGAAAGGTATAGAAATGAAAGAAGAAATCGAAAAAGTATTAAGTGATGAAACACTTACAACTAATGAAGAAAGAGTTGATGCTATTGCGAAAAGTTTAGCAACATTAATGATTCCAAAAGATAAATATAATGATTTAAATGCTAAATATAAAACAGTAGAAAGTAATTATACTACTTTATCAACTGAATATGACGATTTCAAAAAATCAAAAATGACTGACGATGAAAAAAGAGAAGCAGAGTTAAAACAATTGGAAGTAGATAAGAAAGCAAATGCACTTAAAACAAGTGAATTAGCAGTAAAAGGCTTATTTTTAGATAATGGAATTAAAGTTACTGATGAAGACACTGAATTAAAGGAGACTTTACAAAATATCATAAGTGAAGATTGTGATAAATCAGTAAAATTAGCAAATAATTTTATTACATTATTAAATAAAACAAAAGAGCAAACTAAAAATGAAACTACTACAGAATTGTTAAATGGCACACCAAAACCAGTAGGTGGCACTCAAAGCGCTAATCCTGTTGATAAGGTTGCAGAGTTACAAAAAGAACTTGAACAAGCAATTAAAGACAAGGACTTTTTGAAACAAACTGAATTAACTACTCAAATTTTCAAAGCAGAACAAGAAAAAAAGTTAAATAAGTAAAGTGTGGCACTCGTTTAGAAGAAAAGGGAATAGGAATTTTAAACGAGGTGAATAAAAATGACAGGTACAGAAACAGTACAAAGCTTTAATTGCCCTAATTATTCAGGACTATTATATAACAAAGCAAATACAAAAACTCCATTTTTAAATATGATTAGTGGAGGAGTTAAATACACAAATTCAGTAGAATTCGTATGTGGACAATTTTATACAAGTGAAGAAGGCGATATTCCAGCAATAAGTGAAACAGCATCATTAACAGCACCAGATGCTTCATTTGTAACAAGAACTCAAATGAGTAATGTTACTCAAATATTTATGGATGCCGTAGCAATTTCTTATGCTAAACAATCTAATATGGCTACATTGAGTGGTGTTAATTTAGCAGGGCAAACTGCAAAGCCACAAGATGAGTTATCTTTCCAAGTTGCAAGAAAGATGGAAAAACTAAAAAGAAGTATTGAAAAAACATTTATTCAAGGTACTTATAACAAAGCAACTGATGATACTAAAATTAACAAAACAAGAGGTATGGTAGCTGCAATTACTACTAACGTAATTAGTGCTGAAAGTGGTAGTGGTTCTAGCAAAGTTAATGCTCCACTTGATATGTGGTTGGTTAATGATTTAGTTCAAAAAATTAATGATAATGGCGGAGATATCTCTAACTTAGTATTATTAATGAATTCAGTTAACCTATTACAATTACATGGCGATGCTATTGAAATGAAAATGCCAGTTGGTGACCCTTATATGAGTGCTTATGGTATTCAAATAAGAGATTTAATTTTACCAGTAGGAACAACAGTTCATTTAGCAATCGGTGAATTTATACCAGCAGGAACAGTATTAGCAATTAATCCATCAGTAATTGGACCAGTTGAACAACCAGTTCCAGGTAAAGGTAACTTCTTCTTAGAAGAATTAGCAAAAACTGGAGCAGGAACTAAGTATCAATTATTTGGTCAAATTGGATTAGACCACGGTCCAGAATGGTTCCACGGAAAAATTACTGGATTAAATACAACATTTACTAAACCATCTAAGGAAGTAAAGGTTAATGTAACTAACACTACAACAAATCCAGTTAATACAAAAGCAGTTACTGCTTAATAAATCTTTTTTGAGTAAGGAAGTGTATTTATGAGTCAAGAAGAACAATTAAAAAAAATGCGACTAGAAATCTTAGGCGATGTAGCCAATCAGTCAAAGGACGAAGAGTTTAAATCAAAACTAGATGACGCAGAAATTGTGGCTCTAAATACACTTTATCCTTATGATTTAACAAAAACAACAATAGATGCTAAAAATAACAAGCGATTAGCAAATTGGCAAGCAAGATGTGCTATTGAATTATACAAAGCTATGGAAAGAGTTGGATATCAATCTTACAGTGAAAATGGATTGTCAGTTCAATTTTTAACATCGCTATTATCAAACGATTTGTTAGGAGAACTAGTTCCAAAGGCAGGTATTCCTAAATGATAAGTGTGAAAGCTAATCCTAAAGAGTGGGTTAAAGATGTTTATATAGCAAGTAAAGTTGGTACACAACCAGACATTGAAGGTAATGAAATTAATGTATATGAAAAACCAAATAGTGAAGCATATAAATTTAATTATCAACCGGTCAATACTGATGCTGATATTGCAGAGTTTGGAGAAAAAGCAAGCATTATGAAAAAAGCGGTTATCCCAATATCATATCAAGGCCAATTTAAAGAATTTGATGTGGCTTATCTTGATGGCGCTACACCTGATGGAGAAGAGAATTATGGAGATAATGCCAACTATAGATTATTACCACCAAGAGATGGTAATTCAGTTATAATTATATATTTTGAAAAACTTACAGGAAAGTAGTGAAATTATGAGAGAAAAGGCAAACGAACTAATGAATGCTATTTACAAGGAAGAAACACAAGAAAAAATTGCAAACACAAGAAACGCTTTTACTGATATTGCAACTTACATACTTGAAAATTTGAAAGATAGTAGAGAAAAAAGTTTAGCAATGACAAAAATAGAAGAAGCTTGCATGTGGGCAATAAAAGGCATTACTAGAGAAAAGTAGGTGTAATTATGTACAAATTTACAAATGGAATAGTAGTTTTTGATGAAAAAACAAGAGATGACTTTATTAAAGCAGGTTATAAACTTGTCGAAGAAGAAAAAATAGAAGAGGATAAATCAAAAGATGAAAACACTTCTAACGATGGAACTATCGAAGAAAAGTCTAGAGAAAGCAAAAAAGTTTCTAAATAAATATCAAGAAGCTTATTCAAAAGGCGTCGACAATGCTGTTAAATATGCCACAGAAATGATGTATAACAAAGTGTTAGAGTATTGCTATGCGAATGGCATTTCTAATCATACAAGCCAAATACAGTGGCAATATGACGATAATACAAAGACTGGTAGAGTATGGACTAATGATATGGCAATTATCTTTAACGAAATGGGGACAGGTATTGTAGGTTCTAATAATCCACATCCTAATCCAGATGGACCATTTAAGTCATGGAAATATGATGTTAATGAACATGGTGAAGAAGGTTGGCTATATCCTAAAGAAGATGGCACTTATGGATGGACTAGAGGTTTACCAAGTGGGCATATGTTCTATAGTGCATTTCAAGATATTAAAGATGAAATAGGAAATATAGTTGACGTTGAAATAAGAAAGACAGTAGGTGAGTTATATTGATAGTTGAAAATATATTTGAAAACAAAATCTTTCCAGAATTAAAAAAATATGTTGAAGAAAAGTCAATATATAAACCAACAGTTACAAAAGCAATGCCACAGCAAAGCAAAGTATTTCCTATAGTACCAGTTAAATTACTTCCAGTAACTAATAAATATAATAATTTAAGTTACGGAGAAGAAACTTATACATTTGGTATTGAAATAAATGTTTATTCAATGGTAAGTGGAAAAACATCAAAACGAACTATTTGTAATGAAGTTACTGAACATGTAGTTGATTATTTTAAAAATAATTATCATGTAACCATTAAAACAGAATTAGATGCATTAAATACTGATTCTAATGTACATAGAAATATTATAAAAATAACCGGAAAATTAGATACAAAATATGGATTAGATAATTTAGTTATTTATCCGAATTAAACAAATGTAGCACTTCAAATTGTAAGGGAAATTACAATGAGAGGTGAATAAATAATGATAGATTTAGGTATTGAAATCAGAGTAAAAAATACAGCTGATGCAAAGTTCCCAAAAGAAAAATTGGTGGCTGTTAAAGGAATGCCAGCAACTGGACAAGCAGGTGGAACAGTAGAAACAACTACATCAAGTGATACAGTTAAAGTATACGTTGCAGATAGACCAGATACTGGAGAAATGGATTTTACTTATAACTATAGTGATGCTAATTTAACAGCAGTAAAAGCAGAATGTGATAATACACAAAAAGACATATTAATCAAGTTGCCTGATGGAACAGGTGTTCAATATAAAGGCTCATTACAAACTTGGATTAATGAGGTATCTGTTGGTGGAGTAATTGAATGTACATTACATACTGTGCCAAGTGTTGCTCCAGCATATAAAACAACAACAGAAGTAACAGCATTAATAGAAGCAAATTAATAGTAGAAAGTAGGGAAAAACAATGAGAAAACTAAAATTAAAAATAAATGACAAAGATTATACTTTAGAAATGAATAGAGATAGTATTAAATGGCTTGAAGCTATGGGATTTAGCATTGAAGAATTTGATAAAAAGCCAATTACATTTTATGATTTAATTTGGACAAGTTTATTTATTGCTAATCACAAAGATGTTAATCCAAATTTAGCAATCAAACTAATGGAAACTTATGAAAAAAGTGGAAAAAAACCAGCAAAAATTGTTAAATTCGGAATTGAGGAATATCAAACTTTTATGAGTGCCCTAGCCGATATAGACTCGGAGGAGAACGACGAGGAACTAGAGATAATCAAAGCATAGATGATAATACACAAAAAGAAAAAGGCAAACAATATAAGAACTTAACAGATTGGTTTTATGATTTGTTGCCTATGGCAATCACATACGGTATGTCTGTAAAAGAGTTTTGGGAAGATGACCCAGACCTATTCTGGGCATACCGTTTTTCTTATTTTACTAAATTAAAATCAGAGCAAGAAACATTTAATAATAATGCGTGGTTGCAAGGAGCATATTTTCATGAGGCTATAACAGTTGCTTTATATAACGCTTTTAACAAACAGAAAGTTGAGTATTCAAAAAAACCTTATGGCACTGATCAAAAAGAAGAATACAAAAGCGAAAGCGAAAAATTAATGGCTAAATTAAAAGGGCGAGTAACGGAAATACAAAATATATTTAAAAATAGCACTACCGAAAAGGGAAAATCCGAAAAGGTAGGTGAAAAAACAAATGGATGATTCACAAACATTGGAATTACAAGTCAAATCAAAGGCACAAGAAGCATTATCAAGCGTTGATAAATTAGTATCAAAGTTAACCGGTTTAGAGAGAACCATTTCTGGTATTGATAATAAACTGAAAACAAATTCTGTTAACAACGCCAATTCAAACGTTAATCAACTAAAAAATACAATTGACAAGACAACATCTAGTGCGAATAAACTAGGAAGTTCATTAAAAACTGCGTTCACATATGCCGGAGTAAAAAGACTTACAACAACATTATTAGGATGGATGGATGAGGCTGTTAATTACACAGAGCAATTGAATTTATTTAATGTTGTCTTTAATAATATAGAAAAAAATGGCAAGAAAACTTTTTCAGCGTTAGGCGAAGAAGCTACAAGGTTTCAATATAAGTTAAACGAAAAGTTTGGTACAAATAAAACCGAAACATTATACATGCAAGGTATATTTCAATCAATGGGTGAAACCGTTGGAATAAAAGATAAGTATTCAGCAATAATGTCCGAAACAATGACTAAATTAACTTATGACTTGGCATCATTGTACAACAAAGGCGAGGAAGCAACAGCTGAGGCAATTAGAGCTGGAGTATATGCCGGACAAACAAAACCTTTGAGGGCATTTGGTATTGACGTAACACAAATGAGCATGCAACCGATATTAAATGAATTAGGTATAGATAGGCAAGTAAAAGAACTTTCACAGGCCGAAAAAGAAATACTTAGATATTTAGCAACATTGAAACAAGCACAAATAGCAATGGGGGATTTCGCAAACAACCTTGAATCTCCAGCCAATCAAATGAAAATTTTCAAGCAACAATTGGTGGAAACAAAAGTTGCATTATCTAGTTTATTTATTGGGACTTTTGCAAAAATATTACCATATGCAAATGCGATATTAATGGTAATAAAAGAAGTCACAAAAGCAATTGCCACCATGTTTGGAATAGAGTTAAAAGATTATAATACAGGAATAGCAAGCCAAGAAGGCGTTTATGATGGTATTGCTGATAGTGCAGGAAAAGCAACAAAGAAAGCTAAAGAATTAAAAAGAACACTGTTTGGTTGGGATGAAGTACATAACATAGATGAAAACAAAAATAATGGTAGCGGTTCAGGAACTAGCGTCGGTGGTGGAATAGATCAACGATTATTGGATGCCATCAAAGGCTATGACAACGGCATGGACAAAGTCAGAATGAAAGCCACAGAAATTAGAGACAAAATAATGGAATGGCTAGGTTTTACAAAAGAAATAGACCCATTAACTGGGGCAGTATCATTCAAATATGGCGGAATTAAAAAAACACTGTCAAATATAGTGGGTTGGTGGAAAGAACTTAACTTACAGGGAAAAATATTTGTTGGACTAGGGATAGGATTAACTGTACTCAAAATATATGGAGCAATAAAAAAAATAGCCTCTGTGTTAGGCATTCAAAAAATGTTGGCAAAAACTTTTAGTGTCTTTGGCAAATTGTTTGGTGGAGTAGGAAAAATAATTACAGCGACAAAGTTGTTTTCCCAAAACACATTGTCAGTAAAAACAATACTTGATATTACATTTCCATCTATATCTAAAGTGTCAACCGGCTTTTCAGGGCTTGCGTCGGCGTTGGGAATATCGGCCAGTGCGTTTGCTTTAATAATAGGTGCAGTTTTAGCTATTGCAGGAGCCTTAATATATGCATATAAAACTAATGATACTTTTAAGAATAAAGTAAATGAAATGGTTTCAACCGTGAAGGGATTGTTTACAGATTTATTTAATTCAGCATCAAAAGCTTGCTATGAAATATTGGAAATAGTTAAACCTGTATGGTCGGCCATAAAAGAAACGGTTGTAAGTGCCGTAAAATATATGTACGAAAGTATAGTTTTAAATTTCTCTCTAATTTTTGACATTATAAATGGCACTTGTAAAATTATTTCAGATTTAATACACGGTGATTTTGGCAAGGCGTTTGATGATGCAAAACAAATGGCTAAAGACCTTTTTGGAGATTGGAACACATGGTTTGAAAAAATAAAAGAAATATTTGGGAATTTAACTGGAAAAATAATTGATTCTATTTTTGAATTTGTTCCTAAGGCAATTAGCAAAATGGGCGACATTTTAACATGGATGAAAGAGTTGCCAACCAAATTCTTTTATTACGCAGGATTAGCGGTTGGAACCCTTATAAAAAAATTAACAGAAACAGATTGGAAGGCAGAAGGGAAAAAGGTGCTAACCGGAATTGTTAATGGAATTAAAAATATAGGTAGTTCATTATCTGATTTTGGGTCAAAACTGTGGAACAAAACATGGGAGTCAATAAAAAACATCAAATGGCGCAATTTAGGAAAGAACATTTTGGATGGAATAATTGGAGGAATGTTCAATATTGGCAAGAGCCTAAAAAATTGGAGTTCATCATTTGTAAAAGGAATAAAAGATGCACTTGGAATACATTCGCCATCTAGACTGGTTATTGATGCCAAAGTTGGAGATTACACAACAGAAGGAATAATAGTAGGAATGAAAAGAGAAGTTCCTAAATTGAAAAATACAGCCAACTTGATGGTTGATGAAATTGAAAAAACATTTGATAGGGGCGACTATGATATGCCGTTGGATTACAATCTAAAAAATGAATTACCAAATTTAAACCCTGATTGCTCCGTTATTCAAGAAATTATTGTAAATGGCATGTCACAAATAATGAGTCAATTTGGCGGGCAAGAAGTTCAGGTGGACATTTATGCTCACACAGATGAGGGTGTAATTGTAGACCGAATAAATCAAAAGACAAAGCAAACAGGGGTATGCCCTATAAACATACCAGTTTATTAAAAAAAGCACTATTAATTAGTGCTGTGTATTTTATCAATGATTTCGTTATATAACGCTTTTTGCTCTGACGCAGTTAAACCATTACTTATTCTAACAACAATTGTTCCATCAACTTGATGAAAGTCTGACAAAAAGCTACCATCAAACTTGGATAAATACTCATTTCTTTGTTCTGCATCGTTAGCATTTTTATAAATTTCTATAGAGCCACCTGCAGATGTTCCATCTTGACAAGCATCTTTTGTAGAATCAGCTTCTAGGCCAGCATGTCTAAAAAACAATGCTTCTATGTAGCCCCCTTCTTTGTTTAATTGACCATTTGGATCATTTTCCTCTGTTACAATGCAAGTGTCAGAAATTTCCGATATTTGTTTCAATGATGTTTCAATAGATTTGATATCAAATTTTTTATTGCTGTTTCCACATCCACACAAACATAAACAACATACTACAACTAATATAATTTTTTTCATAAAGTGTCCTTTCTAACTCTGTACTAGCAGTCAACTATATCATATAACAAAATTCAAAAAAAGTGTAGCACTTTCTTTCAAAGGGAAAATTGAAAGATGGTGAAATAAATGATAAAAGAATTTACCAATAATGGACATAGATATGTATTATCAAGTCCTGTGCTTGTTATATCCAAAGTCAAATTAAATGGAGTAGATATATCTAAATATTTGTCAAATCAGTCAAAAGTTGCTTGGTATGATGTTTCAAAAAATAGTGGACGTGATACAACTAATGCTGATGGAACAATGGTTCTCAATGTCATTAATACTAAATGGCGACTTGATTTAGTAAGCAGACCACTTACTGATGATGAAATGGTAGACTTTTACGCCGAAATAATTAAAAAACCAGCACCAATTGAAGTAGACTTTTTAAATCCTTTTACTAAAAAGTGGCAACGCATAACATGCTATCGTGGTGATAGGGTGGCACAAGCAATGTTACCTTATAAAACTCCAGATGGTCTTGTAGAACTATATAATCCTGCCTCACAAGCAGTAATTGAATTGTAGGTGGATTATGGCAAGTACGAATTTTATAAATGAATGTAAAAATAGAGCGAACGCTAACCGTTTAGGAAAGATAATTGTAGATGGAATAGAAACACCAATTACTAATTCTAACAATTTACAAGGTTTTGAAATAGATAGCGGTTGCTATGTTGATGGCAATATTATTGGATCTGTGTATGCTAAATGTTTGAAGGCTAATTTTATAAATGACCAAAACAATTTAACTGATAAAAGTATACAAGCCCAAATAGGGGTAAAATACGCCGATTTAAGCAACGAATACATAAATATGGGTAAATATACTGTTGAACGTCCAAACAACGAAATAACGGCAAACATGAGCCAAATTACAGCATATGACGACCTTTATGCTAACTTAGATAAAAAATATGTATGTAATATTGATTATTCTAGTGGCGATAAGACTGTATCAGACCTTTATGCAGATGTATGTGAACAACTTGGTTTAACGCCAGTAACAACAACATTTACAAATAGCACAATTCTAATTGCTAACAACCCATTTACAAATGGTGAGAAGAATAGAACTGTATTACAAACTGTTGCTAAAATATCTTGTTCATTTATTGATATTGATGATGACACTAATAAAATCGATTTGTGTTGGTTAAGTGGAAACGCAGAACCTGATTATACATTTGAAATGAGCGATTATGTATCTGTCGAGGGTGGACAAGTTATATGCGGGCCTATAAATTGTTTAATCATTAAAAATAGTCAGATTGATGATGAAAATGTAACCATCAAGGATGACGAAAGTATTAAAGCAAATGGAGAACATTCAATAACAATAAGCGATGATTATATTTTACACAATGCAGAATTAAGACAACAGGCAATTACATCAATATGGAATCGAGTAAAAGGATTAAAGTATGTAGATTGCAAATTAATTACATATTATGGAAAGCCTTTCTTAAAATTAGGAAACAAAATAAGAGTTTATACAAGCGATACAGATTATTTTGACACTTATGTTTTAAAACACAAATTTGAATATGATGGTGCCTTTGCTAGTACGATAGAAAGCCCTGCATTAACAGAACAAGAAATAAAGACTAAACAAGATATTTCACTTGGTAAGGCACTTACTAATGTACAAATAGATCTGGACAAGCAAAAAGAACGTATAACATCAACAGTAACTACTACCAATGCACTACAAGATAGCGTTTCAAATTTATCAGAAACTGTGCAAGAACAAGCAAACCAAATGCAAACATTATCCACAAATTTGACGCAAACTAATCAGTCATTACAGGCCGAAGTTAATCAAATAAATGAAAGTTTAGAAAATGGAGTATCAAATTTAAAAAACAAGTTAGTGACAATTGATATCAATGGTATTGCAGTTTCTACAAACACAAGTGCAATCAAGGCTATTATGAATAATGATAGATTTGCAATTAGAAGTGGCGATACAGAAGCTTTTTACGTAGGTTATGACGAAAACTTAAAAAAATCAGTATCAAGAATGAATGATTTAACAATAACTGATTATT